CATCATGACGAAGAGCGCGTTTGCGGCTCATGTCGGCGTCAGTGCCGGGCGCATCTCGCAGTACATCGCCGAGCGGAAGATCTTCGGTGAAGCGCTCGAAGGCGAGGGGCGGAACGCGAAGATCCGCGCGTCGGTTGCGGTCGAGCAGCTGCGCAAGACCCTCGACCCGTCGCAGCGGTTCGGAGCGAACGGCACGGCGACGCGATCGGCGCCAGCGCCGGTTGCTTCCGAGCTGTCGTTCGATGTGCCGGAGAAGCCGAAGGCGCCTTTAAAGCCGACCGTCATCGTCGACCCGTTCATTGACGAGGTCGCGGCCGAGAAGCTCAAACAGCAAAAGATCACCACCGCGCGCATGGAGCGCGAGGAAGCGCTCGAGCTCGGCCGGTACATGCTGACCGACGATGCTCGGCGAGAGATGGTCAAGGCCGTGGCCGAGGCGTTCAAGGTCATGGAGCAGGCCATCCCCGAGATGGCGAAGGCGATCGCCGCGCAGTTCTCGGTGTCGACCCATGATGCGACCCATGTGCTGCTGAAGGCCTTTCGGGACCACCGAGCCAAGAAGGCGCGCGACTTCGCCGACGCAGCGGCCGAGTTGGACGAGCATGTCGAGGACGAGCAGCAATGACCGTGCTGTTCAATCCCGAGCGGCTCGCTCTCAGCGTGCTGGCCGAGATCTGCGAGCCGCCGCCGGCAGTCGATTATCTCGACTGGGCGAAGCGGAACATCGTGTTCTCGGAGCGCATCACGGACCATCCGGGGCCGTACAACGAAGACCTGGTGCCGTTCTTCTCGGAGATCCTGCGAGCGTTGTCGCCGGAAGATCCGTGCAACATCGTCAGCCTGGCGAAGTCGGCGCAGATCGGCGGTACCATCTGCGCCAACATCTTCACGCTCGGCTCGCTCGACATGGCGCCCGGCGATTTCCTCTATGTCCACCCGACGGAGGAGAACGCGGCGCGCTGGTCGAAGACGAAGCTGATGCCGCTGGTGCGCGAGATGCCCGCCATCGCCAAGCTGTTCTCGCAGAACAGCCGCGATGCGAGCAATTCGGTGCTCTACAAGGAACGCATCGACGGGCGCGGCGCCATCCAGGCGGCCGGCGCCAACTCGCCGGCAGGCCTGTCGATGATCTCGCCGCGAAAGCAGGTTCAGGACGATCTTGCCAAGTGGCAGATGAACGAGGCCGGTGATCCAGAAGTTCAGGCGGACAGCCGCAGCAAGGCGTTCTTCAACGGCAAGATCTTCAAGATCTCGACGCCGATGGTATCGCCGGGCTGCAAGATCACGTCGAACTATCAGGAAGGGACGCAGGAGACCTACCATGTCCCGTGTCCGCACTGCCAAGAGCTGCAGGAGCTGCGCTGGGAGAACATGCGGGATCACATCGATCCCGAGCATCCCGAGCAGGCACATTTCGTCTGCATCCATTGCGGCTGCGAGATCCACGAGCACCACCGCGAATGGATGGTGAAGCCGGAAAACGGCGCAAAATGGGTCGCCAGGTATCCGGAGCGCGGCCGGCGCCATCGGTCCTTCCGCATCTGGATGGCCTATTCGCCGTTCGAACGCTGGGAGAACCTGGCGCGCGAGTGGCTGACGGTCCAGGCCGGCGGACCGGAGAACCGGGAAAAGGGATCTGGCGCCGAGCAGACGTTCCGGAATGACTGGCTCGGGCTTGCCTTCGAGGCGGACAACAAGGCGATCGACTGGGAACTGCTCCGCGATCGCGCCGAGGAACACGGTTTCCAGCGCGGTGTCATCCCGGCCGAGGCGCTGGCGCTGGTGCTCGGCATGGACGTGCAGGGTGACCGTGTCGAGTGGCTGCTGGTCGGTTATGGCAGGAACCGGTACCGGGCCGTGATCGATCACGGCGTCATCGACCATCGCGCCGGCAGCCACCTGGCCGACGCCAAGGAACATTCCGGCCATATCTCGGAGCCGGAGGTTCGCGCCGCCCTCGATAGGCTGCTGCAGCGCGAATGGCTCGACGATGCCGGCCGCAAGCGCACCGCCGATCGCGTGGCCATCGACGGCAACGCCTATACCGACGATGTCTGGAACTGGGTTCGCAAGCATCCGAAGTCGCGCGTCATCATGGTGCGCGGCGGCAATACGGAAGCCGCGCCGCCGATCGTGCAGACGAAAGAGTACGACCGAAAGGGCAAGCCGAAGAAGCAGAAGTGGTCCTCGCGATTCTTCACCTTCAACGCCTCGGCCTTCAAGATTCGGCTCTATCGGGACTACAAGAAAGACGATCCGGAGCAGGCGGGCTACATCCGTTTCGCCCGCGGCTTCGGAGACGATTTCTACCAGCAGGCGACATCGGAAGCCCGCGTCCCGGAGAAGACCCGGAGCGGTCACACCCGCTACGTCTGGAAGCTCTCCGAGGGCAAGCGCAACGAAATCATCGACATGCTCAATCAGAGCCTGGCCGGTGCCTATCGCTGGGGCGTGCCCTACTGGACCGACGAGGAATGGGACGCGATCGCCGATCGCCTCGGCCGCCTCGAAGCGCCGCAACAGGGCGATCTCGAGGATCATCTGAACCAGATCGCCGTCAAGACCGAACCTGCCGCAGGCCAGAGCGCCGCGGCAGAACAGCAATCGCCGCTCGTCGCTGCCGCCCTCGCGCGCGCCGCCCGTGCAGCGCAGCGGAACCGCTAGGAAGATCCATATGGCACTGACCGAACAGGAACGCGCCGTGCTTCTGGCACGGCTCGACGACGCACGTGAGGCCTTGCACCAGATGGAGCTTGGCCGCGCCGAGATCTCGCTCAGCTATAACGGCGAAAGCGTCACCTATGCCGCGGCCAACATCGGCGCGCTGCGCCAGTATGTCCGCGACCTCGAGGCGAAACTCGGCCTTCGCCGCTTTGCCAGGGCGCGCAGCCGGGGAGTGATCTTCGGATGAGCGGCGACGTCACGATCCTCGGCCCGGACGCGAAGCCGCTTTCGCCGGCAGTTCGTGCCGCCGCACGTGTGCAGGTCGCGAAAAACCGGCTGATGGCGTCCTCGGCCTACCAGGGTGCATCCTACGATCACCCGTCCTTCGCCAAATGGCGGCCGGGCACCTGGTCCGGTCAGTCGGCGCTGACCTGGTCGCGCTCCGAGCTCGTCGACCGGCTGAACGACGTGGCGCGCAATGACGGCTGGGGTGCCGCCGGCACCTCGCGCCTCGTCGACAACATCATCGGCTCCGGCTGGACGCTCGCCGCGCGGCCGAACCATGTTTCGCTCAACATGACGTTTGAGCAGGCGGAGGAGATCGCCGACAAGATCGAGGCCTTGTGGCGCGATTACACGCAGGATGTCGACAAATGGTGCGACGCCGAGCGGACGAAAACCATGGCCGGCGTTCTCGGCCTTGCTGCCCGTCAGCGCTTCGGTCCCGAGGGCGAGGCCTTCGGTGTCATCGTCTGGCAGGACAATGCACCGTTGTTCCAGACGGCAATCCATGTCGTCGATCCGGCCCGGTGTTCAAACCCGAACGGGCGCATGGACGAGGAGTTCCTGCGCGACGGCGTTGCCATCGACGGATACGGCGCACCGGTCGGCTACCACTTCCGCAAGTCGCATCCCGGCGAGTTCTTCGCCGGCAATACCGGCCTTTGGCACTGGGAGTATGTCGAGCGGGAGACCGAATGGGGCCGCCCGATCGTCGTGCACGCCTACGAGCAGAAGCGCGCCGGCATGACGCGCGGCGTTTCCGACTGGGCTCCGGTCATGCGGTCGATCAAGCAGTCGACCGACTACGAGGATTATGAGAGCCAGGCGGCAATGCTGAACGCTGTCATGGCTGCCTTCATCGAAACGCCCTTCGATCCGGAGGAGATGCTCGAGGCGATGGGCGCGGATTACGGCAATGACGGTATCGCCAAGCTCTTCGGCGAAATGTCGGCCGCGCAGAAGGCCTATTACGGCGCCGCGCCGATCGATCTGCCCGGCGTTCGTATCAATACGCTGCAGCCCGGCGAAAAGGCGACGCTGACCAAGCCCGAGCACCCGAACGCCAATTTCGAGGCCTTCGTCAATGCGGCGCTGCGCAAGGTCGCGAGCGCGATCGGCGTCACCTACGAGCAGCTCACCATGGACTGGAGCCAGGTGAACTATTCGTCGGCACGC